TATATAAAGGCTTGCAAATCCATTGCAAAAAATAATTACCTTGCCGATGACTTATATCAGGAATTAATGGTCATCTTACTTGAGTATAATGAGGATAAACTTATACTAATTTGGGAGCAAAAGCGCATCAAGTGGTTTATCATATCAATATTACTCAAGATGTGCCATTCCAACACATCACCTTTTTATGCAAAGATTAGAAAGTTTGGTGAAAAGAGTGATGACAGCATTGACTTTGATGAATTGGAGGATGAGGAAATCAAAACTACCAAAGAGATTCCTGATGTATTTGAGATATTGGAGCTGACAGATGAGGAATTGATCGAGACCGAAGATGGATATGCCAAGTCACTGCTCAAGATGTCTGTTGAATTGGGATCAGTGCAGAAAGTTAGCAATGCAACAGGAATCCCATACCTATCTGTTTGGCTGTCGATAAATAATTATAAGAAAAAAATTAAAATAAAATATGGCAAAGTATAATATCCTGCTGATTGTGGATCAAAAGACCACTGGCTTACAATACCACAGGCAATTGATTCCACATTCCCACATTGGCGAGAATGATCCTGATTTTAACATCATGTCAATCCCCAATATTGATGCCATCACCTTTGATGAGTTGAAAGACTTTCACATGGTGCAGTTCTTGAGAGAAGTTGATCAGACTTGGTCGGGAAAGTCAGTGGAGATAATTAACCGCTGTAAAAAGTTAGGTATTAGAGTTGTTTTTGACATTGATGATTATTGGCATCTTGATAAAAATCATCTTATATATGACCAGTATAAGCAGTTTGATATTCCCAGGCAGATAGAGGAAATCCTTTCCAATGTCGATGCAGTGACAACCACCACTAACCATCTTGCCGGGATGATTAATCCTTTCAATCAGGATGTGACCGTTATTGCCAATGCCATTGATCCTGACCAACCTGCCTGGAGAATCAGAAACATTGATTCAGAGTTAATGCGCTTTGGTTGGATTGGTGGTGTTCACCATCGTGAGGATATTGCATCCATGCGCCAATCATTCAAGCGTATATTTGCTGACAAGACCATTTACAATCGTTTTCAGCTATGTTTGGCAGGCTTTAATGTTACGATTCCATTTGGAAATGATAAACTGTCAGAGCTTGTTTCTTTGGGATTTGATGAGAAGATAATTAAGTCAGGCAATTATGTGTCAGTAGTTAGGGAATTTGTGAAAAAAGGGTATAATCCACCTGTTGCGGAGTTCATTAATCTTGAGAGAATATTTACAGATGACTATAAGTCAGTGAAAAGTGATAGAGATTACTTTGATTACCTGCGCCAATTTACACCGGCAATGGACCACTTTGCAAATGACAAACCATATAAGAGATTGTGGGGAAAAGATGTGTTCAATTATGCTGATCTTTACAATTCAATCGATGTGGCTTTAGTGCCTTTGAACAATACCCCATTCAATATCTGCAAATCACAGCTGAAAATCATTGAGGCAGGATTCATGCATAAGGCCGCCATTGTGTCCGATGTATATCCATACACCATTGATTGCATTCATGAAGAGAATGCTTTGATGGTTAAGCCCGGCAGAAATCACATTGACTTTTTCACCTCTGTGAGAAAGCTCGTAAACAATCCTGACCAAGCCTTTGATTTAGGTGAGGCACTTTATGAAACGGTGAAAGATAAATACCACATTGCCACGCAAAATGAAATTAGAAAAGACCTTTATAAACAATTATTGAAATGAAAATCGGAATCGGAGTTACCTCATACAATAGGCCTAAACATTTAGATTTATGGGTTGAGCAGATATTGCCAATTACCCCTGAAAATGTCAAGGTGCATATCGAAGTAGATAAGGACACAGACCGCAGGGGAGTGGCATACAGAAAGAATGAATGCCTAAAAGCATTGAAAGGATGTGATTACATATTTCTCTTTGATGATGATTGCTTTCCCATTGCAGAGGGATGGATTGACTTCTTTATCAATGCCCACAAAGAAACAGGGCAGCATCATTTTTTATACTTAAAAGAAACTTCCACCATCAAAAAGATTAGCGAAAATAATGGCATTGCGAAATTCAATAATTGCGGAGGCACTATGTTATTCTTGACAAAGAAAGTCATTAAGGAAGTTGGAGGATTTTGCAAGGATTACGGAATTTATGGCTATGAACATGCAGGATATTCTCGTAGGATTCATGCTGCCGGACTGACACCAATGGGAGAATATCTTTCACCACTGGGAGCAGAAGATTATATATATGCCATGGATTATGATAGTTATTTACCATTTAATAAGCAGGTAAATCATAAGCCATCATTGATAGAGGAATTAAATTCATTAGAATCTTATGTTCAAAAGAATAAAAGCGTATTTTTGGAAGATATTAAAACAACATTTCAAGCACTATGACACCGCATATTTTATTTAAATTCGCTTCCAGGAGCAGACCTGAAAAATTCTTCAAAGCCATTGACAACATCATAAATATGATTGATGACAAAGTCAATTACACTGTGCTTTGCACATTTGACAAAGATGATGTGACAATGAGCGAAAGTAATATTTGCGACATTGCAAAGAATTACCCCATTAATATCAAGTCCGTATATGGCAATTCAGCAAATAAAATACATGCCATCAATAGAGATATGCACCTTATTACTGATTGGGATATACTCATTAATATGTCTGATGATATGATGTTCCTTGAAAAAGGATTTGACAATCTAATCAGGGAAGATTTCGCAGGTAACTTTGACCAGTTCCTGCATTACAATGATGGAAATCAAAAGGCAAATATTTCAACCATGACCATCATGGGCCGCCAATACTATGACCGATTTAATTATATATATCACCCGGCATATATTTCAGTATGGTGCGATGTGGAGCAGACTGATGTTGCTGTGATGTTAGGAAAGTATAAGTACATGGGTGATGATAAAAAAATATTTATTCACAACCATCCGGCATGGGGCCTTACTTCTTGGGATGCTCAATATCGAGCTTCTGAAAATCTTGATGTATGGGGAAAGGATTTGATGACTATCATTGAACGCAAGGAAAACAATTATGGGCTTCATTATGATTTGCTATATCCAAAATATCCAATGTCAGATATTGAAAGATGGAAATCTGATTTAAATCAAACAAGAATAAATAATAATTTACACCCTTTAATTTTTTAAAGATGAAATTATCAATTTTAATACCAACCTTACCTGAACGCATTGTGATGTTTGGGAATCTTGTTGAAAAACTTTGCAAGCAAGGAGAGCAGTTCCCAGGTGAAGTGGAAGTATTGTCCGATGACAGGGGCAGGGAAATAAGCACAGGGCAAAAACGCAATGAGCTTTTGAAAAGAGCGCAAGGAGATTATACCGTTTTTGTTGATGATGATGATGATGTGCCTGAATACTATGTCGCTGAAATAATGAAAGCAATGAAAACGGATTGTGATGTTATGGCTATAAATGGAATGATGACAACCAATGGCACAAATATCATTTATTGGAATATTTATCTTGGTGCTGATTATGTTTTAAAAGATGGCATCTATCACCGTTTTCCAAACCATATAACACCAATGAAGAGAAAATATGCAATACAAGTTGAGTTTCCAAATTTATCTTTTGGTGAAGATTATGCTTGGGCCTGTGCTTTAAGAGATAAGTTTTTATTAAAAAGAGAAACAGTAATTAAAAAATCTATGTATCACTATCAATATATGATAAAATAATGTATTCACAAAACAACGAAGAACAGATCATTGTCAATTATTTTGGCGAATTTAAAGGCACTTTCCTTGACATAGGTGCGCATGATGGAATTACTTTAAGTAACACCAGGGCATTGACTTATTTAGGATGGAATGGGGTTTGTATTGAGCCAAGCCCAGAGATTTTTCAAAAACTATTGGAAAATAATTTATTTGAAAAAGTAAAATGTTATCAATTTGCTATTGGAGAATCAAATAATACGGTTGTTTTTTACAACAATCCTGAATTTTATTCAACAATGTCTGAAGCTGACAGAGATAAGTGGGCTAATGCTGGGCAGAAATTTACTGCAATTGAAGTTCAACAGGTAGATTTCAAAACTTTTCTTGAAAAAAGCGATATAAAGACATTTGATTTTATCAGCATAGATGCCGAGGGGGTAGATTGGGAAATATTACAGCAGATAGATCTTAAAGAAATTGGATGCAAGATGATTTGTGTTGAACATAATGGCATTGATACGGTAAAATATTACAATTATATTAGTAAATTTGGATTCAAAGAAATAGGAAGAAACGCAGAAAACATTTTAATGGCCTTATGAAATTATCAATTTTAATAGCGACAATTCCTGAAAGGAAAGAAAAGTTTGATAAAATTTATTCTAAATTATTAAGCCAATCCACCCAAGATATTGAAATTTTATTTGATGACCGGGAAAGATATAATATTTCAGGAATTATGGTTGGCGAAAAAAGACAAGCATTAATTGATCAGGCAAAAGGGAAATATATTTCTTTTGTTGATGATGATGATGATATTTCCAATGATTATGTCAGTGAAATTTTAAAGGCAATTGATTCAGGAAGTCCTGATGTGATTACTTTTAGAACATTGGCAGATATTGATGGTAAAAAATATGTTATTGATACATCAATTTACAATCCAATTGAGCAGCTTCATAGTAATGGGCCAATAAAAAGAAAGCCATCAGTACCTCATGTTTGGCTAAAGGAAGCCACAAAAAGGACAGTATTTAAAAGTAAGAATGTCGATGAAGATACTGACTGGGTTAATGCTATTAATGCTCAAAGTGAAATTAAGATTGATAAAATTTTGCATTATTATAATTTCTCCACAGCTGATTCAGTTGCATCACAAACTTACCGAGTTGCAGTTGTTACTTTTGCCAATGGTGATTATACTGCATTGGCAAATAGGCAAAAAATGAAAGTGAATGAGTTTTCAAATTATGACCATTTTCACTTTACAGATTTTGGACAAATTCAGTCCAAATCACATGGCGAATATCCTTATGCCTTTAAGCCAAATTCTATTCATACCGTTCAGCGCATGGGATATAATTTAATCTTGTGGGTTGATAGTCCAGTATATCCAATAAAAAACTTTGATTCTTTGATTGAAAAAGTAAAGACCGAAAAGGTTTTGTTAATTGACAATATTGGATGGACAATTGGTGATTTTACTTCAGATGTTTGTTTAAAACATTTTACCATGTCAAGGGATGAATCTTTTACCCATCCCATGGTAATGGCCTGCATTATGGGATTCAATCTGAAAGATGATTGGTCAAGGAATGTCTTTGATACATATTTGGGATATGCCCATACAGAAGCATATCAAGGTGACTGGCATAATAATCATTCACAGGTAAGCAAAGATTCAAGAGTAAGAGGTCACAGACATGATCAATCAGTAATATCTTGTATTGCTGCAAGAAGAGGAATAAAATTAACGCATCCCGATGGGATCATTGCATACAAGAATGAAGCAACACATGCCGATTGGTTAAACAATTCAATATTCATATCAGATAGAGCAATATGAAAAGAGCAATAATTAATGTGGCCATTGGTAAGCCATATACAAAATATCAATCCAATATGATTGAATCGGTTAAAAAATTTAGCCCACAAATTAATCTTATAACCTGGACAGATGAGCTGCCACCTGGCAGTAAAAGTCATGCAGATTCAATGTATGGATTCAAAATGTATGCATTCAAATATGCTTTTGAGCAGGGATATGATTCTGTATTATGGCTTGATAGTCCAACAATTTTAAAAAAAGACATTTCCTATATTTTTGATATTATTGAAGCTGACAAGCATGGGGAATTTGCCATTTCAACAGAAGCAAAACTATACCAATATTGTAATCAAAAGACTGTCAATTATTTTAATGTGTCAAGACAAAAAATGAAAGATGATGAATGGCTTTTGAATTATGGTTTTATTTTTGGATTTACAAAGGATTCTGAAACTTATAAAAAAATGGCTTATTGTGAATCAATTGGATTGTTTTCCACTTTGGCAGATGATTATGAAGATCACATGGCCAATTCAAATCATTTATTCAATGCAGAATATGTTGAGCATCGTCATGAGGAAAGTATAATTTCAATGATCATTCAATCGGAGGGCAGGACATTGACTGAATCAGGAGTAGTTCATGACAATTTAACCTGGCACAAATATAATCACCAATGATTGAAGTATTATTCATTTCAGCATTCAGCTGCCTCTTCGCAGAGTTCTCCGGGATCATGATTTGGGTTAAGTGGAAACTTAATTTAAAACGATTTAAGCCCTTTGACTGTGCTATGTGTTTGTCTTGGTGGCTTGGCATTATTTACTTCGGCATAACCACGCAAAACATCATTCTAACCGTAGGATGTGCAGCACTTTGTTCTGTCTTATCAATTTATATCACGAAATATGCTAAATGACAAACAATATCAATTATTGCTGCAACACTATGCGGCAATAAAGATGGCAGTGGAAACAAGGGCAATGGTATCAACCTCGCCATTTTATGCCATGAATGAAATAAAACAACAGATGGGGCTTCCACCATCAAGCGGATATTGCGCAGCTTGCGTGATGGAATTATACGATTTTATGTGGTCACAAATAGAACTATACGAAAATGGCAAAGGCAAGTAAAATAAGCAATAAAAAGTTATCTTTTGGAGTGCGGAAAAATGGCAAGGCTAAAAAGAAAGTAGGCCCAAAAGAAAAACATCAAAAGAAATACAGATCTCAAGGTCGTTAAACCAAGTCAGATTGATTGACAAAGGTAGGAGTAAATGAATTACCCCAATTATCCTTGGCAAGATTACACAGGTGCATAAAGTAATCAAAGGAATAACACTTCTGCTGATTGTCAGGATTCAATATTTGTTCATTTTGTAACACCTGGCATCCCTCTGACCAATTATCCACATTTATTGATTGCCCATTGATGTTTGCTCTATGGCAATTTATGCCAAATAACCCTGTATTTTCTCGCCAAATTAACTTGCTACCTTGGTAGTATTCCACTATCTCGCTGCCATCGTTACCCCTTGAAACTTTGAAGTCACATTTGCTGACATCAGGATTCATAAAGTCAAGTGTTTTATCCTTATTGAAGTCACGAATAACTTTTACAGGATTCTTTTGTACCAGTGCCTCATACTTTCCTTGATGCAGTCCTATCTTCCACATTCCTTTTGGTTGTTGTGGTGCTTTGACTATTGCCACCCCTAACGGATTAGAGGGCTTTAGGCGCACCATCGTGCCGGGATCGGTAGTTATATTGAATGTGCGGAGATTCCATCCTATATGATTCCAAAAGACATATAGCTTATCGTTAAAAGTATTTGCAAGCTGGTCAGGATTGCGGACAAACCAAAGATTTAAATTGTAAGGTTTGGCATCGTTTTTAAAAATGTCAAAATGTAACTTGTCAGCTGCATCAATGAAGTTTTGTATTTTCATTTTTCAAAGAATCTGATTGTTCAATCTTGTCAATCCTCTTTCCAATGGTATCAATCTTTTCATTATGAATCCAAACGGAAATTGAAATGACTACCACGATGGCAAAAGTTACAATATCCATTACTCACCAAAGCATTTCATGAGTGCCTTACCAATAGTGCCAACACCAAGGAGCCATCCTGCGGCAGATACTAAAGCGACAGGAAGAACAACAGGGGCAGCCATAGGAATAGCAAGGATAGCAGCACCAACAGCACCACATGCCAAAGAAATATCGCCAACCTTTTGAGCCCATGCAGGAGTATTCTGCTTTGCATAGTTAGATAAATTAAACTTTTCCATTGACTTCTAAATTAGATATTTTACCTGTTAATTCTTTGATGCTGTTAATCATCTGCTGCATTTGAATGTTATCTCTTGTCAGCATTTCCTTTTCAGCATTTTTTGCATTTGAAAAACTTATTTCAGACTTAAAAACTTCTTCTTTTAATTTCTCAATTTTGTCATCCACCTTTGCATCCAATTTCTCAAGCCTCTCAAGTATCTTTTCATTGATCTTTGACTGCTCTTTCCACGATGTTCTCCAAATATAAGTCATCAGATAAACAAATCCAAGTGAAGTTATTGAAACAAGGTAGGTAATTACTTCGGGATATTCGGAAGCAAATGTAGTTGAGGCTATCATAGACGTGATGGTGATGGATGAAAATCCGCTAATAAGACAAGTAGTTGGCTTAATGATCATTTCAAGCATAAACTATTCAATGATTGGTTGTTCATCAATTGGAGCTTCTTCAGTGGGCTCCTGATTAGGCTTTTTGCAGTCATCACAATAGTTCTGATAATATGCATCACCTTTGAAATCCTCTTCGTTTTCTACTTCTACGCTGCCCAAGACTGTTCCACAGCCCCCGGCACAATGTATGTCAATTGTCATTCTATCGTTACGGTTTGAGATTGTAAATTAATCATGATAACTTTTCCATTTCCACCTGTTACACCATTTGATCCTGCAATACCTGATCCGACTTTCGCCCCACCTGTACCACCTGTGCCACCTGTTACTGTTGTTGTTCCTTGTGTCAATGCATTATATAAAAGATAGATGATACCACCAGTACCACCACCGCCGCCACCACCGCCACCTGCATTGCCTGCACCATTACCTGTGCCACCATTTCCACCATTCCAACCTGCCGATGTTATTGTTCCGTTGTTAGTAATTGTTGGTGCTGCAAGATAAACGATACCGCCACCTGCTCCACCGCCTCCACCTGCTCCACCTGTATTCGATGCGCCTCCGCCACCGCCTGCACTTCCACCACTACCTCCTTGAGTTAATGGCACTTGCTGATTGAACATCGTTATAACAGTTTGAATGGGATAAAATAAGTTTGCCGCTGTTGTTACTGTTGCACCCCCTGCGCCACCTGATGCTGTACCACCTGCACCACCATTTCCACCGCCAATGACAAATGATGCACTTCCACCTGATTGAGCTGTGCCTGTTCCGCCTGCTGCTGTTGATGCACCTGTTGCGCCAAATGCACCACTGCCACCCATACCGATACCGCCAATGCTCATGGTATAAGTTCCTGCTGTGCCCCTTGCACCACCTGCTCCACCATTAGCACCATTGCCACCTGCAACACCATTGGCTCTTCCTGATATTGTGCCATTGTTAATGATTTCGTTTGTACAAAATATTTGATAGTCACCACTTGAAAGAGTAACACCATTATTCACAGTTAAACTTGAATAATACATATTCCTTGTAAGTGTAGTATTTGCACTGATAGTCACTGCGCCATCTGATCCTGCGCCAAAATAACTATTCAAAGATGGAATACCAATTGGACCAATAGTCTGTGCGTGATATGCGCCCATTGATGTGATCAAGAGCGCAAAAATTAGTAGTAATTTTTTCATATTATGATTGATGAAATTCTTTAGCAACAAATTTCTTTCCACTTACAGCACAAAACAGAGTGATTCTTTCTTGCGTGCAAAAGTTACCACTGCTCATTGATTGACCTGCACCCAATTGAATGGATGTTCCTGCGGCAGATGCTGCTGATGTGAAATTGATGTACATTACAGTGTCAGAAATGTTTTGAATAAACCATCCTGCTCTGATGTTATAATTTTCAGCAAACATTATTGTTTGACTTGTCGTGTCGGTTGTACCACTCCTATCGGTGTACGTTCCTACTTGGATTCCTATCATATTTTTAAATATATTTTATTTGGTTTTTTTATGAATTTGGTATTGAACATCTATCCATATCTTTTGGTACTCCCAGTGTTATATCCATTGACCATCCTGTTACCTCATCATCAAATCTATCTCCAAATGGATCAAGTTTTGGTGACTTCGTATCAAATGACCAAGTATAATTAGGGCTTTGAAGCTCATGAATTACATCCAATGCAATGGATAGCATATCACTTTCCACTTCTTGCATATTGGTTTCTCCTTTATGCACTAAATCGCAAAATATTATGGTGAAATTTAAATTCAATTTTAAGTCCACAACCGTTGCAGGCTTGACAAGGACAAACATCATTGGGTAGTAAATTGTTCCCGATGTTGCAATATTGTCAAGACTATCATACTGAAATGAATTTATTTGCAGATGATTATCCGCAATATCATTTAGTGACTTTATTACTTGGTTGTATGTTAGCATTTTGTTTTTCTTTATCTCGTTTTATGAGATATATTTTTAATTTCTCTAAATTCTTTTTGTATGCCGCCATTAATCTTCTGCATTTGGATTCTCATATCTATCTTGAACACTTCTGAAAGTGTATGTGCTTCCCAAAAATATACCGCTTTGATATGCTGTTCTGTCAGGTCTAATTATATCAATGCCATTGCCGGGATTAAGGTATAAAGGAAAGGTGATAACATTTTCTTTTAAGTAATTTATTATCCTCTTATCATACCATTGCGCCTTGTCCATCAATCTGTCCATTAATCTTTTCACATCAGACACCGAAATAGGATTGCTATTCTCGCTGTTTTTCATCATGATGGATTTGTTGGTCATCTTGAATGTCAGCACATCAATACCCTCGTATAAAGTCCAATATTTTAAGGCAGGTGCAATGTAGTCATCAAGTAATGTCTTGTTGCTTATCGTTCCAGTGCTGACATTTCCTGCCACCACTTGAGAAATTAATTGGTTGTATAAACCGCTACCAAGCAAGGGATGGATATGTAAATCTTGCGCCTCTTTGATTACAGGTCGGATAAGGTTTACATCCACATTCTCATCGAGATAGGACATATCCTTTATGTATTGTTCAGATATGAATAATGCTGTTGCCATATTACTTTTTTGTTACGATATTCTGCTGCCAAAGATGCCTGCAATGTGGGATATGAATCGTTGTGCCGGGTTTTGTGTACCAACCGCCACGCATGGACCATACATCTCTGCCTGTTTCCGCACTTATGGCTTCAATCTCATCCCTTGTATATAATTTGTCAAGATTCAATAAATCTTTGCAGAAACTTCTTGAAGTATCTATCATTCCCTGATTGAAACCTGGGGCCCAATCGTATGAGTACATGACAATGATTTCAGCAGTCTTTGCAGGATTCTCATCAAGGATATTTTGCGCTTCCGGTGTTACTTCATTGATAGGAAGCCCCATATCTGATGTGCCGGGCTTTAATAATCCGTTGTCAGTAAGGTTTTTCAAGATTTCAACCACCCTATCCGTTGATATTTTCAGCGTTTTCGCAATGTTTTCAATAGGCATCAAGGCATCTTTTGACAATAAATCAATAATTGCCCTCTCGTTTGAGGTATAAAAGTACCCTTTCGCAATAGAAAGTTCACTTTCAAGGCTCATTTCCCTGTTGAAATGGTGCAAATATTTCTTATTTAAGACATTAAACTGCTCTTTTGGAGTGCCATATTTCTCGAATATCGGCAATATCTTGGAGTTTTTCTGCTCCTGAATGCTGATGCAGATGGCCACCGCTTGATCTTGCTCCTTTCCTGCGCTGATATGGTCTGAAATACATGCTGAAAGTTCCTCCTGGTCAAGTTTAAACTTGGAATATTTATTCATTCCTGATGGCGCAGCAGTAATTTCAACAGGTTTCTGTTCAGGATAACCTGCCTTGATACGCAATTCACCCGCCGTTAAGATTTGCATCAAAGCATTTTCAGACAATTGCTCACTGATTGGCTCTGCTTCTTTCAAGAATAATCTATTGTTAAGCCCTGAATACTTTGCAAGCATATTGAATACTGATTCAAGTTGCAATTGTTCAGGCTTTACATAAGTATTTTTGAATAATTCATAAGCCTCAACGATTTCACTTCTGCCACCTAATTGGCCCTCTGTCTTGATGCCAAATAGCATCGGTGATGTGATACGGTGTCCAGTGAATATTTCTTCCTGTACCCACTTTGTTAGCTCCATAAACATCTTGTCTGCGTTGCTCATTCCAATAGGAAGAATCTCGGCAGCCTTTTCTTTACCATCGGCAAAGTTCAAGACAAATGAGCCTGCATTGTCAGTGCCTGTAAATTTCTCTTTGAATTTTCTTTCAATATCTCTTTGCTCTTCAGCTGTTGGCATTCCGTTAAGGAAATTAACCATGAAAGTTCCTGCAAATTGATTCTTGACATTATTGTAGTGATAATTGCTTATCTCAATATCTGTTTCAATGTTGCTGATTGCTCCCAAATATTCAGGCAATGGATATACATCAAGCGCAGGGTGATATGTCTTGTAAAAGAGTATTTGAGCCCCTGTTGCGTTAAATGGATCAAAGGCAGGATATACTTTAAAATCGGCCTCTTTATTTACCATCCTATTCATCTTGCCATTCTTATCCAACCATCTTTCGGAATAATAGAAAGTAGTGTTGTCAATATTTGAACGCATCTTGCGGAATGGAATGTGTTTGATGGATGCAGGCTTCTTGCCCATCTTATCCCAAATAACTTCAAGATAAAAACCACCAAAGATTTTTTTATCCTCATCACATTTCATCGACACATCTTTCAAGCTCTCGCCATCAGGATTCATCCGCTTCATAAATTGATTCAAAGCAATGGCCTGTTCAGGTGTCAAATTTTCTTTGTCAAAATCCCAACCTGCACCAGTGGTGTAATTTACTTTCGCCTTAACAATGGCAGCATGTTTCGCTGAACGATCATACAGCTGAATGAGATACCAGGCATAGTCATTTTTCTCCCCAAGTTGAATCCAATCCTCACCACGCACCTCTTTAAATATCGGCACTTTGTGATTCTCCAATTGGACCACTGATGGCATTTGAAACTTACCCGGTGTAGGCTGTATAATTTTTGTCTTGCTGCTCATATCTTATGAATTGTGATGGTGTTCCTACCACCAATAATTTGCCTATCTCTAATTGATTTGGAAGTGCCTTTGTGTAATCTAAATTGCTTGTGCTTGTCTGCTCATAGACTTCATAATGCCAATACCCGGCAGGTGATAGCTCAATGATTCCTGCTGTTGGAGTTTGTGGCCCTGAAGTTTCAGTGATAGCAAACTTATTATAGCGATCAGGATAAGCACTAATATCAGCTGCAATGAATGCCACCTCTGTTCTCTGCATATCATTAATGCAGCGAAAAAGGAAAACAGGTGATGCAAGCGTTTTCTTTTCATTCAAAGTAAGTATTAGCGTATTGCTCTGATTTTTGATTACTTTCAGCATATCTATAAATATAAAAGATACAGTTTTTTTATAAAAAGAAAGCCCCACCAATTAAGGCAGGGCTTTCCAAAACTAATGAGGAACAGATTATACGGTTAAGGTAGTCATTAGGGATCCTGTTACCTGCTGCGCAGGAGCTGGCTCTTTGCCCATAAAGGTCAAAGAATAACCATTCAAATCACCCATTGCTTTACCTGTCTTGCCATCGGAAGCACCAAGGTCACAACCATTCACCTCGCCAAGCAACCAATACACACCATTGTTATCTTTAACGATGATGAATAAACGATTCTGAACGATTTGACGGATGTTATTCCTGTTACTTGCTGACAGTTGTTTCATGCTGAATTTCACTTCCTGCTCATAATAAACAGTTCCGTTTTCAACACTTGGCACTATCTTTTCGGTAAATTCTGCATTCTCTTTTTCCATTTTGAATGTCCAGAATTTTTTGCCTGAAGATAATGTGAAGGCAGTAATGATACCTGATGCAGAAGTCAAAGAAACTTTGTTCTCAATTTCTGTCAGATATATTTCAGAGATACCCCCCACAGAATTTCTGCAGGGGATCTCATATCCTTGAATTATTGCGCAATTAGTTGGCATAATTAGATGTTTTTGTATTGTACAATTTCACTTGGGAAAGCAATTTGGCAACCTGCTTTGAAACGGAATAATGTTTTGATGTTTTGGTCATCTTGAGAAAACCATACATCATATTTCTCATATTCGTTCAAAAGGTCAGTACCAAAGTAAAGGTTTGAAGTTCTTGCAGCAATGATACGATTCTTGTATGAAGCTAATGCACCTGCATTGTTATCAGCGTTCAATCCCGGTACACCAACCACTTTTAAGTTTGTACCTGGGTACATCATTTCAAAGTTTGAAGCTGCTGTATCAGTTGTGTAGCTGAATAGGTTAGCAGTTGTCAAGGCTGTTACTAATAGACGGAAAGTGTCATATCCGCAGAATGCAACCAAGTCATCAGCACCTAAAATGGCAGATGGTATTTTTGAATAAACCTCATCAAAGATAGTTCTCACATTCGCAGTTGTAATTGAAGCTGCTGGAGTTACAGCAATTGCAGTACCGGCAGCATCGATAAGTTTCAACCAACCATCAAACTTGTTTGTGTTTACAAGTCCTGAATTGGTATCACCTTGCCAAACAGCTACCTCTAATTGTTTTGCAATCAAAGCCACTTTGCGATTTGTGATTTCTGCTTCCAATGGAAGTTGATCATGTGTGCTTCCTGGTTGAACAAGTC